CTTTAATCTCTGGCTCTCGACAGGATAACTATCGACCTTGGCCCTCGGTAAATTGTCCTGATGCTCAGGAACAAACTTGTCCCCAGTTAGATACATGTCTAGTCCCATTATACTTCCTCCAGTTGATTGGCATCGCATACCGCAATCGCAAACCCTCTTGGTGTTGCGCTGCGTATGTCCTTGGTCCGCTGTGATTTGCCGCCGAGCTTCATCATCGATGTACTGTACCCGTTGCCATGATAACCCTCGCAATCAACAGCAACCTTGGTCGGCATCACGAACCCGCCGCCCGTCCAGAGGCAGGTCTTTTTCTTGTACGCATCGCGAGGTGCTATGTACTCAGGCCAACGAGGATGCGCGGCCTCATCGTCACGAATGTACCCGCCGTACTCATACGGGTGAAAAGAATAGTCAGGCTTGCGCCACTTGGTAGCCAACACAGACACAGGGTTCTCCACAAAGTATGGAACCTTCATGCTGTTGAATAATTTAGCACACCACATGGCATAGCTCACCGCCTCAGTTTGAAACGATGGGTTAGCCTCGGCCTTGCGCTTGAAGTGAGCCGCACCCGATACAGCCATGTCAGTGCAGACAGGGAAGGCCATGCCGAATACTACAGATGGACCACCCATAAGCTGTCGGTCGCTGAACTCATCGTGTATCTTGTTCAAGGCTTCATGGTCATGCAGATCAGCGTACTGATAGCAGATCCCCTGATCAACGCGCCCCTCTTTAGGATGCTGGATGTCAAAGGCGTAGCAAGAATACCCAGCCTCGGCCCATGGACGTAGTGCCTCGCCCGTGAAATCATACAAACTTATTACGATACCCTTGCTCATGATTCCGCCTTCTCTTGTAAGCTATTTAAAAAGGTAAGAACGTCATGAATGCAGTCACCAAGTGTAATTTCTGTACCCTCGTTGTCTTTTAGTTCGTCATTCAAACCTAAAGATTTGATAGTATTTTTAACATCGTACATATCACAGATAGCCGAAGTTAAATCATTTTGGTTTACATATTGCATCACTCACCCCCTTCTCTATGCCAGCACTCTTGCAAGGCGGCATCTTCAGCATCAAGCTCACGCTCCCAAGCCGCTTCCCAACGCTCAATGAACTGAACAACCCAAGCATTCTGATGGCGCGTAAGCTCATCCTCATGGATCAACTCCATCGCATCAATGCACTTCAAACCCTGTGCCTTGCACCAGAATGTATACTCTTCAGTCAGTGCAGGAATGGTATCAACATACGCCATTAGGTTGTCTTCCATATTGCTAGAGCCTCGTCAAAAGGCATGTCGTTTAAGATGCGACGGGTCTCACCCGCCTGTTTGTCAATGATCCACTCACCCTTGGTAACAGTCGGGTGGCGCGTAGCCATATTGCTATTGTTAGCAATCTGAAAAATACCTTCCTTGTACTTGAGTTGAACCAAAACATGAGACTTAAACTTGCGCTTTAACTCACGCGAACTGAGGAACTCATTGACCTGATCACCGCACCAACCCTCTAATGACTGAGCAAAACCATCCTCACTCCACTCACTAGGCTCGTTAGGTAATGATTTGAAATACTCGTGTACCTCTTTCATCGTAGCGCGGTAGTCACCCTTGAACTTCGGGTGGTCATAGTCACGATCGCACCCGCCGTGCCCATCGTTGCTAACAATAGCAACAGGCTTGCCATCAATATATAAAGAAGCCTGATAGCAATGTGTCTCTTCACTTGCCCATTCAGTATGCTTGATTGCTTTGAGTTGGAGTTTCATGGTGGTCTTCCTTTTCACATTGGTTAAGATAATTAATGTACTCTAGTTGTGGAGTATGCACATATAATTCAAGGGGGCAAGTGCTTTTTTCTCGGACCTCGGTCCACGGCCATGGGTTAACATTACATATAGAGCAATCTGACAGAAAAAAGTGTAGTGCAATAAAAAGTCGAGGCAAAAGTGTAATAGTTGTAATAGTTGTAGAAGCAGGCAAGAATAAGATAACAAAACCATACTGTTAGGTAGTGTGATAGGTATTACAAACACTATTACAAACAGGTGTAGGTATTACAGAATAGTGTAATAGTTGAGAACATTTCAACCAGCCCAAGGGTAGATTCTTGGTTTTACTATTACACTTCGACCTAGGATATAAGCTATAGGAGAACTTGGCATAGCCTACTGCTTGTTGTATGGTTGTGGAATAGGAGGGGTGTTATGACTTCACTGAAAAAGAAAACCGAAGATGAACATGGTCGCAAGATCACCACCAGACAGATGACCTTCGCTCGTCATGTAGTAGAGGGGATATACTCCAACGCTGAGTCCGCCCGTAAGGCTGGGTACTCTCATGATGTTGCGCCTGTCACAGCTTCCAAACTATTGAACGGTCGCGACTACCCTCATGTCTTGGAGTACATCACTGAGCTACGGGCTGAACGGGAACGACGCTATGCTGTCACCACAATAGGACAACTTGAACGATTGCATAAGCTGTCGCAAGGGGCCGAGGATGCAGGTCAATTCTCTGCCGCCATCAACGCAGAAAAAATTCGCTCCGCTTTGGGTGGCCTTACTATTGATCGACGGGAAAACATCAACACATTGGACCAGCTATCACGGGATGAGATCACCTCTCGTTTGGCCGCTTTGCAGAAACAATACCCGCAAGCTTTCGTGATCGACGCAGACTATAAGGATGTAACAGATGAGCCGAGGACCGGAGGCGAACTTTTGGAGTATGTTGAGGAGCAACCTACCTAAAAATACCTATGCTACACGCATTGAAAACAAGCATGGCGGCGGTGTACCTGATGTTCATTTGCTTTGGGAAGGCTTGCCCGTTTGGATAGAGTTGAAGGTAAGTAAGTCTAACGCCGTAAAAGTCTCGCCTCATCAGGCGGCTTGGCATATGGCATATCACTCTCGCGGGGGGCTGAGTTTCTTCTTGGTCAAGGCCCTCTCTACGGGCGCCCTTGTTTTGTTTGAGGGGTCCGAGGGCCCGAACCTATTAGCTGGTGGCCTGTCCGAGGCCCATGGTTCTTCGTTCAAGAACTCTGCGGCCTTGCTCAAGGCTCTGCGGCCCCGCATCTTTGATCATTATGCTAATGTGCTTGGCTCTGCGGCCCCGCTCGATGGTCCGCGGCCATAGCTCTGCGGCTCCGCTCGATTATTTATATCTATTATGTCGGGGCTCTGCGGCCCCGCTCTATTAGCCCCAATCTTTTTGATCCCCACGCTCGGCAGCCAGGTCATAGCCTGCATTGTACGCCTGGACCTCGGCCTTGCTCATATGCCCTTGGCTTATCTTAATGCCCTGGCCCGTGCCCTGGGGCCAGTAATGAGGGTAAGCCGGCCGGTGGTAGTAGTAGTCGGCCCCTCCTCGATCGAAGGGGCTTCCGTGGGATGTATCATAGCTCATAGTACACCTCCGAAGAACAAGAGACTTAGCGGGATCGCAAAGACACAGAGCCCAGCGCATAGTTCCAAAACAATTTCCCTCATGAAACGTTCCAACATTTACTGCACTCCCATTCTGCTGGCGGACCCTCTGACGGATTTGCCCAGTCTAATATCAGACTCATGGCCTGAGTTGTGAGTTTATCGGAATCATAATCGTTATCTGTTATTTCAAAAGCGAGATCATGAATCGAGTTTCGCAGTGCGTTCGCCTCTTTGACGGCGTTGTGTTCACTTGCTTGCATTGTCTTTCCTTTGTTAAGTTATGTCGCGCCTAATGACACGGGATGCCGGCCCATGTAGGGCCGGACACCGGTGCGATTAGTACAGCCATTCGTCTGGGTGGTCCGACAGTTCCATCATTACCATGGCGCGTTCGGCCATGGCCTGATCAACTACCGGCGCGTTGCATTGCTGGTTGTTATTCCAGATCCCGCACCCGTTTTTCGCGAACTGTTTAGCCGCCGTTTGATAGGGGATCTGTTTATCGTTGCTGTCGTACACGTCGTGCAGTTCGTACATGTCGCAAGGTTCGCCGCAATGTGGGCAGTGTATGTCTAAGCTCATAATATTTTTCCTTTGTTAAGAGGGGGCCGAAGCCCCCTAGGTTTAGTGTTGCACAATTGCGATTGACTTGGAAGCTTTAACTGAGGTGCCGCCACATAGTTTGCATGCGTTGCATTGCACCCGTTGTCCGGCCTCTTTACTGGCTGGGCATAGGATCTCTTTACCTTTGATCAACTCGCCAAGATCCGCGATAACTCTAAAGGTTCTGTTGCCATGGGCCCAATGGGCTTGCGCTTGTGCTTCAGTGTCCGCGGATTGCATCGCGATATCAGGACGGAATCCGGACTGGTGCGAGTATGCAAGGTGTGATTCAGAGTGTCGAATGAGTTGGTCCCATATCCAGGACGGGACTGCTGCCGGATCCCCATACGTTCCGATTCGAACGACGCGACCGGCGCCTAGGTCAACGCGATCGCCTACGTTATCCGCGGCCGGATATACGCCGCGCATATAAGACTTGTAAACGATCGTTGGGCCTTGGCCTAAGTTAACGTAGCAGTCGCGCTTTACCGCTTGCTTGCGTACCGGATCCGTTGTTGGCGTCCCTCTGAATTTGCAATCGCCGCATATGCTAAAATCTTCGCCGGACTTGCTTGCATTCAATGGCGAGATATCCGACCGGATAATATAAGTCTGTAATACCTTGCCCGTCTTACTGTTGCGATCGCTATAC